TGCCAGGTTGAAATAATAATTGGTTTATCCGTATTCTTATCCTTGCCCGAATATATCTTATGCACATGATCGTCAGCATTCCATCCGTAGTCATTAAAGTCATTGACCATCTGTTCTACCAGGGACGTAGTAGGGACGATGATCAACGTCTTCTTGTGGGTAGCAGTATAGTATCTGACGAGGGAATAGATCATCAAAGACTTTCCGCTTCCAGTAGGAGACAGTAGAAGTTTGCGGTTATTTTTTATCGCTTCGTAGACCGCACGGTACTGATAGTTGCGAGGAGCAATTCCTTCTCTGGTGATTTTGTCCATAAAAGTCTTGACACCTGCAGGAGACACAAAATCATTTGTTTCTTCAACATCTCCATACCAATCATTCTTTTCATATTCAATCTGATACTGTCTTTCATCTGCCCAAAGTTGTAGGTGTTTCATCAAACCACCATAAAGTTCGCCTGTACCAGGAGAGTACAGACGAATAGTTCCATCCCAGTATTTGTATCTGGGATTCTTCTTTAAGAATTTTGCTTCTGGAACTTCAAAAGAAAAATAGTCCGAGAGCTCATGATGAACGTGGGGCTCAGCGGACTGTACAGTAACGTATACTTCGTTTTTCTTTTTGATACTAAGGGTGGTCATCATTGTCCATTTACGAATTTTTCCCACTCAATGGCACTCTTGATTTGAAATCCTCTATTAGAAATTTGCTTCATGACTTGATCTAACCAGTACAACATCTGGTCTAGATATTTGATCTTTGCCTCAAGGTTGATGATCTCGTCATCTGCCTCAAGATAAGTTTTCATTTTTTCAGAAGTCTTGATAGATGATCCGAATGGTTTAGAGGCGTAAGTTTTTGCGTCTGCTTCGCCTGAGTAATACTCACGTTTCTCTTTTACCATTTTGCGGATCTCAAACTCCAGCGAGGTTTTGATCTGCTGAATGTCAGTGTAATGGTTTAAGTATTTATTATGTTGGAAAGGGATGTCTAGAGCAAGTTGTCCTAGATCCGTGCTATACTGTTTGTTCTTGAATTGAAAGTCAACTGCAGAATCTTCCGTCCAGTCTTCTCTCAGTTTTTCAAATTTATTACGAAGAGAGTCAAAGTTCATAGAGGTTGTAAGTTTGTATCAAGAATAAAGAACTGTTGGTGTTTGAATGTCACTTCTGCAGTGATGTATTCTACATCATTCATTGTAGCATCAAATTGTAGGTTAGTAAGTGCCACAGGAAACAGGTTCCTGTACTCTACAATAAATGCTGGGTTGTATTGGTTTGTGACAATGTGCAATTGTCCGTTAGTGTAAATATCATTTTCTGCAGTGGTACGTGCCATCTGGTCAGCGTTGCCGCAGTCACGCATCCAAGAGTGAATGGAATAATAATTTTTGAGATCCTCATCAACAATAAAACGTACAGTAAAATCCCCGAACGTTACACCGCCACCAGGAATGATAGGCAAATTCCTAAAAGGACTTGCCACTTCCGTAGTAGGCATCGTAACGTCGGGGACATTAGCTGATTGACAGAAAAAATCTACCCCATCAAACTTCTCAAGTTTCAGGAGAAAACCAATAGGATTTAGAAAATTCCTATTACTAGGTTGTTCTTTTATCCAATTGGCAGACATGTCAACTTCCCAAGCTACCTAGTATTTATGGGTTGTCTGGATCAAGACCTAAATCAATAAGATACTCTCTCCACCATTCTGGATCTTTTCTCTGTTTCCATTGTGGAACAGGCAATCCTTTTTCAGAGTAATAGTCTTCTAAAGCAGCATCAATCTTCTCTGAAATTTCCAATTGTCTAATCCTTCTCTGCAGAGCATCTATCCGAAACATCTTCATTGTACCAAAAATCTTCCCAATCTTTAGGAGAATCTGTAACATCTTCCCACTCTGGTTCGTAGAAAGGACATGGTTCTTCCATCAATGTAGCAGCTTTCACTTTGAGTATCTCCTTATATAATTTATCTAGGTCCATTCGTTATCCTCCTCTTCATCCCACACTTCGTAGGGTCCGTGTTGCATTCTCTTCAGTTTTTCTGTCTCTGCTCTAAATGCAGATGTCTCTGTCAACCACAAAGCAAGTTTCATCACAATGAATACCACTGCTAGTGGAGACAAGCATAGCAATAAAACTACGGATGAATTCATGAGGAATATTCTTGAAGAATTTCTAGGACCATATTGAGAGAGTGGTGAGCACCATTGAGCCATTCCTCACTAGCGCCATTGTACCTGCCCTCATAGAGTTCAGTTTTTAGTCTAAGCACTCTTGGTTCAATGTCAACCTTTTGCATTCTACCTCTAGGCATAGGAATACTGCGAGTAGTAATACTATTTAACCATAAAAAAAGGGACCCCGCAGGGTCCCTGTGTTGATATCGTGACCGTTATCACATGAGGTTCGCAACACGAACTCTTCTGTAATACTGGTTCTTACCTGCGGTAAGTGCCTCAGCATCAGGAGTGCTTCCATTGAGAACGAATGGGTTCGCAACCATGCCGTAGCGGGTCTTGAAGCCAATCTTAGGCTGGAAGGTCTCAGGATCGATGCTGCGGAGCATCTGGAGGGGTACATATGGGCAGTAGAATAGACCTGCGTCATATGGTGAGGAACCCTTATAACCAACTACGTAGTAGTGGGTGTTAGAAACGTTCGCGGAGTAAGGATCAACGTAGACCTTGATGCGACCGTTCATGGTGCCGACTAGGAGGTTGCCAGTGTCATCGACTTCACCGATGGAAGGACCACCTGCGCCAGTTAGACCTGAGGAATAGTCGAGGGTGCCAGACATAGCGAGTGCAGAAGCAACATCAGCAGAAGTGATGATGAAGTTGCCCTTTCCTCTACGAGTTTGCTGTGCAATTGCGTTAGCATCTCTTTCGATCTGGAACATAAGTCCCTTGAACTTTTCAACCGACCATCTGCCGTTGGAGTCAACGTCGAGGTCAAATACGCCAGCGTTAGCAACGTTGTTCTGTGCGCCAGACTTAGCGACAGTGTAGACGGTACGAACGACTTCGCGGTTGATTTCAGCAAGGATCTCGCTGGAAAGAAGGTTAGCGAGTTCCTGCTCAGCATCAAGACCGTGGATTGCCTTGAGGTCTTGTGCCAATTCTAGAGTGTACTCAGCGCGGAGAGCTCTGGACTTTGCAGTCACAGCAGTCTTCTCGATGCTGAAGCTCATTTCGTTGAATAGGGTAGAACCCGATCCTAGTGCTTCAGCGTCTTCGCGAGCGATGTTACCAGCGCCACGCTCGTAGTTGCCAGCAGTAGTGCCGCCACCAGTTGCGTCGTTGAGTAGACCAGGGTTAGCATCAGTTGCACCACCGTCGCCAAGAGGAGATACGGGATCGTTGTATGCTGCAGGACCCTGAGTGTTACCAGAGAAGTTGCTGTCAGGCTCGTTGTAGAGTGCCTCGGAACCAGCACGAAGTGCGGAACCATTCTCTTGGTAGTGTGACTTCATTGCAAAGATTAGTCCAGTAGGACCGCTCATTGGTTGAACGCCACAGATGTCGTATGCAACGAGGTTAGGCATTGCACGACGGATGAGGGAGATCATTACAGGATCGAAACCTGCAAGACCACCAGTCTTGGTGGTTAGACCACTGCCAGACAGTGCGTCACCACTGATAGCACCAACGGTGTTGGATGCTTCGTTGATCATACCACGCTCTTCGCGTAGTTGCTTCTCGGTATTTTCTAACAGAACAGCGGTAACAGCCTTTCTATAATTGTCTTTGATGGCACCAGCGCCTTCGTGACCTAGAACAGGGTTCCACTTTTCCGTTAGAGCTTCTGAATTAAACATGATTGCTCCGTAGGGAAAAAATTAAATTTGGTATCATTTAGACCAGCGGTTGAGTGCTTGGAGGTATTGTGCCATTGCTGGATTTACCTCTTCAACACCCTCAACTGGGGTTTCATCAGCAACCTCACTTTGAGGTGCAGCTGCTTCCTTGAAGTAAGACTCCTTGATGGTTGCAACTTTCTTAGCGAACGACTCTTCAGAGACGAACTCTAGACCCTCAGCAAGTGCTGCGAGTTTTTCTTTCTGAGTATCTGCAAGTCCTTCTGACACAGTGGACAGAATGTTGAGTTTAGCAGTCTCATTAAGACGATTTTGTAATTTCACATTAGCCTTGACCTGTTCGTCTAGGCGCTCTTCCATCTCACGAATAGATTCAGCCATACCCTCTACCACATCGACCTTCTCGTCGGGGATAGCGATATAGTGCTCTTCAAAGAGACCCTTGAGACCTGCAATGAAGTCTTCAGTGATCTCATTTCTGATTCCATGGTCAACAGCAACTTGGTTTTGCTCCATCCATTGACCGATGGCGTAGTTCACAGTGCCATTTACTTCCTCGGAAAGCTCTGCTTTAGCAGCATCTACTTGCTTATCGAGTTCAGTAGCAAAGTGTTCTACAAGTCTGTCATACTCTTCAGAGATTTTCGCTTTGACAGCAGCCTCAAAAATGGTCTTTGCTTTCTCAGCGAACTCTTCAGAGAGTTCCGTGCCTTCTACTAGAGCGGCAACGTCAGCGGAAACATCGAGTTCCTCAAAGGAAGGTTTGATGGGGTAAGTAACTGCACCACCCATCTTGGTTCCATATGCTACATCAGCACCAACTGAAGGAGCGGGATCCTTACCAGGCTTACCAGCGGTTGAGGTAACACTGCTGTCTTGTGAGACAGGTGCCGCTGCTTTAGCGCCAGGATTTTCTTCACCGTCATCATCGTGCTCATTGGGAGCGGTGGATGTACCACCAAGATCTGCAGGAGCAGATTGACCGTGAGCAACGCTAGGTTGAACGGTGGGCATAGGATCCTTGCCGCCAGAACCAGTCTGTGCGTCAGAAACCTGAGAGGGCTCACTACCTGTGCCAGGAATAACGTTAGCAGAAACTGTTGGCATAGGATCGCCAGCTTCCACAATCACCTTCTGCTCGGTAACGAACTCCTCAAATTTTTCGTTTAGCATATCTGACATTTGAGTTTACCTCGTAATTTCCGTATAATTAATCTAAGTTTATTTATAGAATCAAAGATTTGAGAGGAAATGCTCAAAGACCTTGAGCGTTCTCTCTTCTAGATCACGGCGCGATTCGTCCATGTATCTGCGGTATTTATCAATCTTTGCTTCCTTGAGAATTCCATTCTCCCAAACCCACTCTTTACCTTCCATGATGCCATTGACAAATGCATCAGGAGCAGAAGGATCTGCTACAATATCAGCAGCAGTTGTGAGCATGAAGTCATCAGCAACTACGTTGCAATCTTCTGTTTTTTGAATGCTTCCCATACCGCGAGAGGAAACACCTAACTGAACACCCTCACCTAGTAGCGATCTAGCGATATTACCCATTGGTGTATCAAGGATCTGTGCCTTGCCAATGAAATTATTGCCTTCTGCGCGTAGGCTTGTGATCCTGTGAGAAACCCTATCAAGGTTGACAGTAGGACCATCTGGGTGACCCAACTCACCGAGAGCACGCTTTGATTTGACATACTCTTCGTTGTATCTCTCAACTTCACGGTTGAGAACATCGAATGGGTACATACGACCGTTGCGATTCTTGAGTTCAGACTGAAGGAAAACGCCTTCGATGTAAAGAAGCTTCTTTCCATCTCTTTCCTCAGTGAGGACTTGAACGTCTTCAATCTGTTCCGTTATCAGTTTCATCGGTAGTTTCCGTTTCGGTGGGTTCATCAAAGAATGTATTCGCTACCACTTTTTTGTAATCTGCCATAGCATCAGATGCTTTAGCAAACAACATATCGTGGATTGCATCAATCGCAGTAGCGCGGTCGTTATTGGCAATCTGGTTGACAATATCGACTTCGCCTTGGAATGAATTTACTTCAGTATTTTCTGCCATAATAACAATTCAGTATAATTTATTTATCACTACTGGACTTTTGGGGCGCGGACTTTGCTTTTTTGATCTCTCTTTCCATAGCAGCATCCGCAGCTTCTGCGTCTCTTTCTGCAGATGCATCTGCTTGCATGTCTTGAATTTCTGGAGCAAGTGCAGCATTTTGTTGCTGCATATTGTCAAGAACATTGACTTCTACTGGATCAATAGCAAGACCAGTGTCAATGTCTTTTCTCATTTGCTTATCAATTTCCTTCATATCTTTGTCGGTTTGACCTAAGATATTCTTGCGGATATATTCAGTAGAGAAATACTTGCCAACGAATGGATCCATCTGAGTGACAGTCATCATTCTTTGATTCATCATTTCAATTTCTTTTAGTTCATTGAAATGATTGTCGAACAGGAAGTCATACTGGATATGCTCCTTCATGTCATCCCAATCTTCAGGAGAAATTACTCCTTTGAGAATGAGTTGAGTCTTGAGCATGTCTTGGAACAACTCACTGAATCGCTTACGGAGACGACCAATGAACTTTGTAAACTTGAGTTCGTCACGTAGGACTTCAGTGGTCTTACCGAGATTGAATCCTTTATTATCGTCTGTGAGTCTAGAAGGAGGAAGATTGAGAGAATTGTAGAGTTTCTTCTTGAAATACTCCACATCCTTGAGTTCGCCAAGGTTCTGTCCGCCAGGTAGGGTTGTGATCTCAGTGCCACGTCCACCCTCTCTACGAGGTAACCAAAAATCCTCTAGCATACTCATATGCTTTTTGTCATCACGCATCTCACCAGTCTGTGCATCATAGACTAGTTTGTTGCGATAACGACTCATGACATCACGCAAGTATTGCTCTGCCTTGACCTTGGGTAGATTACCAACATCAATGTAGAAAATTCTACGCTCAGGTGCGCGTGATAGTCTGTAGATAACAAGAGAATCTTCAATCATTCTAAGTTGATTGAGTGACTTGATTGCCTTATGAAGAAAACCAAGAGTCATCCTTTTGTTCAAATCTTGCAGTCCAGAAGGACAGAAAGTGATAGAATCAACTGCCATCTTCACACCTTGTGAAAGTGACATATCACCAACTGGACCTAGAACACCACCTTTATAAAATCCTTTTGGATTATAAAGATAGTAATCAACAAACGTTCCGTATTCATACTCAAGTGCCGTGCCCTTGATTGCCTGGCGTGATAGAGCGTCTTTCGGTTTGTTGTCAATTTTTTGACGGACCTTCTTGATCTTCATTGGATCAATATAACGAAGTTCCGTAATACCTTTCTTTGGATTATCTAAATCGATAACCTTGTGGTAGAATAATCTACCATCGATATACCAAGATCTAACAATCTCATGTGCGCGATTGTCAAAGTTCAACAGACGTTTGATATACTCAAACTCATTACGAATTTTTGTTTTGATGCCCGCACCCATTGGTAGATTGTCAAGATTGACTTCTACGGGAGTGTCGTGTGCATCACTTACAATAAATTCATTCACAACTTCGTCAACAGCACTATCCACCTCAGGGTGAATTGCCATATCACGATAACGACGGATCATCTCAAACTCATTGCGAGCTTGATTATCCGTATCTACATACGTTCCATAGTACCCACCTGCCGCAACGGCAATGGGTTCATCAGCAGAAGGAGGGACAGGGGATTGTCCCCTCTGCCCCTCCTTTCTGTTAATCTGGAAGCCAAAAAGTTGACTCATGATTACAATTCAATAGTTGAGCGTTCAACTATTTATCAACGTATCAAACTACGTCTCTTGGAGAAGCTCCAGTTTTAGCTGGTGCTCCTGCTGCTTCCGCATTAGCTGTAGTAGCAGTGAAGAACGAATACTGCCATTCAACTGTGAATTCAGCAATCTGATCGTTGCTATCATAAGCAAGATCGATAGGAGAAACGTTAGTTGGGAAGCAGTGATGTAGTTTGTAAGTTCTAATTGCAGAACCACCTTCCCTGTCATCTTTCTCTAGTTGAGAAACATAGAGAGTTGCCATGTAACCAGTACCACCATTGTTAGGTAGGAATCTGGGAGCAGTGTTTGCTTCATGTGTATTGATGCTATTTGCCCAATCTTCAAATAGAGCACGGACTTCCATCTTTGCATCTGCAAAGAAAGTTGCAGTCCAAGTATCGAAGGTTCTATCACCTGCGATCTTGACAGTTCTTCCTCTGAAAGGAACTTCAATAACACCTAGGTTTGAACCTGGGAGTGCTGCGGACTTACAAAGAATGTTTGTAAGATTTCTGTCGCTATTTGAGAATTTAGCAGCATCTTCTTTACCATCAGTTGGGAAACTGATGTCAACAGAGAACATATTGGGTTTGATACCCTGTTGAATAGTATCTAGAAACGTTTTAATGTTGTTGGTTGCCATTGTTGTTTACCTCGTTATTTGTACTGTTATATCAAATCATCTACCGACGACTTCCGCGAAGGAAACGCCAGTCTTAGTTGCTGTCACAGTAACAGTTACATAGTTGATAGAACGGGTTGGTTTGATATAAAGTTCAGCAACGAACTCGTTTCTGTCAATGACTTCAGCAGTGTTGTTGCTATCATCGCAAACAACTAAGAAATCAGTTAGACCTCTGCCTGCTTGAATCTCTGAAAGATATGAAGATAATGCAGAGTTGAAACCTGCGCGGGTTGTAGCGTCGTTCTGCTCAAAGAGTACGCCTTCGCCAAGAGTCTTGACTCTTCTCTCAATGTTGAGGAATAGGCGGCGAACGTTGATACGATCGAATGCGGAAGGTGAAGATAGTGCAGTCTTGTCACCAAATAGGACAGGACCAGTACCAGGCATCGAAACAACTGGGTTGACTGATGAAGTGTAAAGGTCATCACGCTGTGCCTTATTAGGATTGAAAGCAAGCTTGACTAGGTTCTGGATACCACCGCGATTGGTGCCTGCTGGAGAAATCCAGTCAGCAGCAATTCTTGAAGTGGAAACACAAAGACCAGCAACGTCACCGTTGCATCCAACATAGCGGTACTTATCGTTGAAACGATCATAGGTGTACTTGACACCGCTATCCTTGACAACATAGGAACTGGAAGCAATTCCATCCATGAAGGATAATGTGTTAGCTAGTTGATTTGCTGGAGTTAGAGCAGCACCACCTGAAGTTGCTACTTGAGATCCAGTCCAAGGCGAAACGAATGCAATGCAATCCTTTCTGGTATTAGCAACACCAGCAACTGCATTTGCCTTACCGAGAGTATCGCTCTCGTCAGCAGCATCGCCGCCCATTAGAACGAAGTCGATAAGAGTTTGTTCTGTGTCATTGAATTCTGCATATGCTGCTTGGATCTCGCCAAGATCATATGCAAAGTCATCAGCACCACCAGAAAGAAGACCACCTGCGGTAGGTAGGATTCTTGCTAGTGCTAGTGGAGCAGCAGCAGTAGCACCGTAAGATGCTGCAGCAGCACCAGGATCTTCACCAGCAGTTGTTACTTCAGCAGAGCTGAGTCCTACACCAGCATAGATGTAACCAGAATACTCATTGACATAATCCTTCCAATAGGAAGATGCTCCCTCGGGAGACTTAGCATCAGTTAGTTTGGAGAGATAGAGCATTCTCTCAACAACTGTATTTGTGCTTTCATCAACTACAGCAATGTGTACTTCGTCGTGTGAAAGATGACGCTCAGCAGCGAAAGCAGATGTTCCAGGACGTGGAGCAATTGCTTTGTAAGTTAGACCAGTTGAACCGATTGCTTGTGAGTTATAATCCCAAGCAGTTGAAGTTTCTCCAGCACCTGCAGTAGGAGCAGCAGAACCTTGAATAACTTCAAAACTATTTGCGTCGATTACTTTGACAACCTCGTGTCCTACAGAAGCACCGTCAGTGTATGTACCACCAACAGATAGACCGTGACCAGTTTTAGTGATTACATAATCAGCACCACGGTCAACGATTACAACGCGAAGGTTGTTGCCGTCAGCACCAGCATAACGAGCAGCGAACTTCTCTGAAGTTACACCAGCATCGAATGCATCCTTATCAGCGATAAGAACACCAGTGCCAGATAGGGTTGCGTTTTCTACGCCAGTAGCAGCACGTACAACTGCTAGTCTTCCGCCATAGCGGAGGAATTCGGAAGCAACCAACCAGTCAGCAGCATTTGCCTCAGCTGGTGAACCGAACGTATCGATTAGTTCTCTTTCAGAACCGATGTTTACAATTTTGCCTACAGGTCCAGTGCGAAACGAAGAAGCAATTGCACCAGTTAGTGCAGATGATCCTACGATAGTCGCAGTGGATAAATCACGCTCTCTAATAACAACACCAGGCGAGACTTGACTTGCCATGTTTTTACCTCTTAGATATCAAATTTATCTAAAAGTATTTAGATTTTTGACTTCTTCAGAGGTGGTGAACACTGCATGAACTACCAATCTGGATAACCCCAATCAGCAAATGGATCTCTCTTTTTCCTAGATTCCATCACTCTTTTGACCGTGCATTCTTTACACTCATATGCATATGCTGACGGAGTTCCTTTCTTTGTTTTTCTCGTTAGATAAAACTCAGATATCAAATCCTTCTTTACACCGCAAACTTTGCATATCCTTTCTTTGAAAAGAAGGTGTTCCAGACTGAACTGATCCCCAATATCCATCAGTAGTTCCACATATAACCGACTTCTTCCTGCTTGTCTCCGTATTCCCACAGAGTGCCGTCTCCATCAATGAAGGTATCATCACCCATACCATCATCAATAAACCCAAAAGGAGCCATGTCCTGTTCGATTTGATTTCTTTGTTCATCATAAATTCTCCTTCTAATATCTTGGTCGGTCATCTCTTTGAAATATTCTTGCATGACTAACCATGCAAACAATACCATACACATTACAAGGTCATCATGATATCCTTCGTCTGCTTCCCATGCTTGTTTCTTCTGCACAAACGTGGTAAGTTCTTGGAAGATCTGGAAGTCATTGAACAATAACTTGTCTTCCTCAATAATTGCTTTGAGGTTAGAACAACCAATCTTCTTTACGGTGACACTCATCTTGACACCTAGTTGGGTTTTGTTTCCTGAGAAACCTTGTCCCACCACTTGTCCCGCTCTGCCTCGCATTGCACACATGAGTACGTTAGGATACTCAAGATCGTAGTTGAGAGTAGCAGCAATACTGTCACCGATATCATTTACTTCTACCAATACGTAGGGATTATTGTACTCTTTGCAAACCTGAAAAATTACTGAGGGAAACAGTACAGGTTTAATCTCATTATTTCTGTACTTGGCAACGATTTTATACGGGACCGTGGTGATATCAAACACGATAAAAGCACTGTAGTCGCCACCGATACCTCGGGCAACGTCAACAGTAATAATGTATTCGTGATCTTTCTCGACTCTCTCATAGATATCAAGTCCAGCATTGCTCTTTATTGGGTCATGGAATGGAATGTTTTGTAGTTTTGATGGACTAATCAACGTGTCCGCAGATCCGAGAAAGTCACACTCGAATTCTTGTGCGAACTGTCGGGGTGACGTGTTCTTGATTGTTTCTTCTTTCCACTTGGCATCCCTTCCTGGGACTTGTGACCAGTGGACTTCATTAGTTACATAGTCATTCTTTCCACGCCTTGCATCCTCCCACATTTTGTAGAAGTGATTCATGCCGTTAGGCGTAGAGATGATAATTACTTTCGTTGATTTACCAGACGTAATAGTAGGATA